AAAGAAGTGTCTCCATTCTTTTTCAACTCTATCCATTAGTCAGCACCTCTCAAAGTATCATCAATAGCTCCTAGTAATTCCTCTAACTCTACCCATAGGTCTTCTAAGTAGTCATCATTCTTATACTTCTTCAGTAACTTATTATAACTACCCTTAAACTTATGATAATACAAAGGATTACTTAACCTAATAGCTTCCAATTTAGTCTCAATGTTAGTTTTAAGACCTGCAATTTGTAGTTCAATCATTGTAATTCCTCCAAAATATTAATATTGATTGACAGTTATTATTATACCACACATCAGCATGTATTTATGGTTGCAACTTGTAAAAATTTGAAAATAATATAGGGTTGCAATAGGGTTTAGGTTGCAAAAATATTTTAGGTGAATGTAGTAAAGGTTGCAATTTGAAATTAGTTGAATGTAGTACGCCCCAAACGCTTTGAGCGTGGAAGTCCGAAAATACCTAGTATATATACAGACCATTGATTTTAATGGATTCTGTAGCTCTCAAACAAACATCTTTCCGAAAAATCATAATTTTCCAGAAACATATAGGAATAGGTTAAATCAGTGAAATCTATTGATACTAAAGGGATTGATACATGTTTGTGTTGATAAGCTACGTGCATTGATATGTTACAGACTATACCAATTTAAGCAGTGGTACCATTAACCTATTGATAGTACAGTATATTATATGATATGTTTTGTTATCATCATGTCATTACTTGGTAGGGTTGCATGGTTCTGTCTCTATGAAGTGCGTGCATAGGACTCTTTTTGTGATATATTTAATGGCCTTAAATACTCTTGATTATATCTCTACTATCCTTACTACTAACCTATTCATTCTTATACTCTACTCTTACTAACTTATATCCATAGCACGTCCATAGACACCTCTAACAGCCCCTACAATCAATCCTAATACGTTTATAGTGTTATCATACCTATCTATACTTATAGGCTCTTATATTGGCTTATATTAGCTTATACTTACTTATGCTTATTTTTTCTCTACTATATAATGATAATAAATAGTGTTTATTAATAAGATACTGTTTAGTGTATGGACGAGTGAAACGAGTCTATACGCTTAAACTGTATCTTATATAGATAATATAATGTATTATGTTTTGTTTGGGAGTTGATAAGCTACAAGGGGTCACGACCTTGTGAGGTCGTTCCCTAGCTATACTTTTCTACTATAAATACACTAGCCCAAAACAAAAACAGAAAACAGAATCAAAAAGGTCATAAAATAAATTTTAAACTTTTTTCAAAAACCTATTGACATTAGATACAAGATACTGTATAATAGTTAGTGTAAGTTAGTTAATGACTTACAAATAAAGAAAGGAGTCATAACAAATGGCTAAACTAAATGAATACACTAATTTATATGATTGGTGTGATAATCACCAAGGGAAAACCCTTGATAACCGTCACCGTAAAATGTGGGAAGAAGCAGGTAAGCTGATTCTTTCTATCCACAACATGAACATTGAAATCTGGGAATGTGATAATACACTTATCACAATTCGCACATATGCAACAGGGTGCTTTAAAATCCTAGACGTACAATAAAGGGGGATAAAATGAAACAATGTTTAATTAATGGTGTTAGCGTCAATTATTTACCTTATGGTGACGCTATATTAATCATGGAAAGTATCACTAAGTTCAACATGATGAATGGATTGATTATCCCATACCATCAAATCAAAGATGGTGTATACACTTGGCGAGGTGAACAGTACACTATCAAATTTATGGATAACTAGTAAAAGCTAGCTGAGAACTTGCAAGGGTTCTCTATCCTTAGGGCTTGTAAAAGTCTAATAAAATTAAATTTAAAAAATGTACACAAAACTGTTGACATAAGATACAGTATGGTGTATAATGAATATGTAAATAAGGAAAGGGAGCTACAAAGAGTAGCTCAATGGTAAATGAAAATGGAAAACAAAGAACTTAAATTCAGTTACTCAAACGCAGAACTTTATATCTCTAAATATAATGTATATGGCAGTCGCTTGTTCCTCTTGGTTGACATTGTGAATGATACAATGTATTCAGGGTGGACAGCAAGCACAGTGGCTACTCCTCGATACGCTGAATATCACGTACTTGAAAACGTTACTCAGAAAGAGGTTAAACGTATTAAAGCACAAAAAGAAGCTATTGGCTTTAAAGAACTCACTGATGATGAGTTTAAAGAAGCCATCAAATATTAAACCCCTTTAGGTTAAAGCCTAACTCTTATCTTGCAAGGGATAAGGGGGTATATTAGATTAGCTATCTAAGGAGCTATCAATAATCTAGTGACTACCCTAATTAAGATATTAGGCATAGAGCTAGTGAGACAAGCCAAAATCAAGCTACAATGTTGTTAATAACTTTAGAATACTTTGGTAACTTGGGAACAACTGTTACACTGAACAGATAAGACAAATGAAATAAAGAAAACAATTAAGAGAGGTATTACAAATGAAAATGCAAGCAACAAACTATACTTTGACAAGATTGACAAAGAAAGCTATTAAATTTGAAAAGGATTTAAAAGAAGGCACTGTGTCAGTGTCTAGCCTTGATAATATCAGGGAGTTTATGTTATTAATTGAAGGTCTATTTGGCATTAGTAACAAAGCCAAGGAAGTAATAGATGATATTTTACTTGATTGTCTTTTGGCTAGTGACAAATTTAAACCAGATATGGATGATGAGTCTATGTCTAAAAGAATCCATAATATCCGAATCGACGTAATAGGGTTATTGAGAGAGGAAAAAATTGATATTTTTTAAATTTATCTATTGACATATAGTACAATATAGTGTATCATATAATTAAGCTTAAGAAATAAAGGAGATAAACAAAATGAGTAAACAACTTGAAACAATCATCAATAAAGCTGTAAAAGAAGGATTTGCAAACAAAAACAGTCGTATGTTCTTTGGTCAAGGGTACTATGGTGAGCTTGAATCACAATGGCAAGCACGTTATAACAAAGAAACTGACGTGTTTGAGATAGACCATTGGGGTACTAACTTGGTTATTATTGAGCAATTCAGCACATTTCCTTTGGTTGCTCACATTTACGGTCAATCAAAGTCTGACCGTGATGCATTGGTTCAACTCTTTGATTATTGTGGTCGTAATGACTTTTATGTTAGTTATAAGCCTAGTCGTGATGAATTTCACGTAAAGGCTCAATTTGTAGGTAAGAAGACACTAGAGGAATATATCATCTAATGGTCTTGATTGTAGTTAAGCATAAGTATAAAGGTATTCTATCAATATCAGAATACCCTAGTATAAAAGTAGCTGAGAAAGAATATAAAAAGCTCTTTCCTGATACTTTTGATGAGTTGTCAATAATTGAAGCTACAGAATATCTGTAGTTAATGAATGAATAAGGAGTTTTGTAATGTTGGGTTGTTTAGTGTTGGGGTCAATGGTGTTGTTAGTGTTGGGGGTTGATTATGGAAAACTTTATTATTAATTTAGCAAATGGTGATAAATTTCACCTAAAGACAGAATATAAAAGAATATCAATAACAAATAAAATGGCTCTATATTATTATATAGAGGTGTTCAGTCAGTGTTCTCGTAAAGAGATAGCTGAAATAAGAAAACCTATTTCAGATAGTGAGCTAAGTGACTGTAGTTTGATTATTACTGTTACAAAAGCTATGGTTAAACGATTTAACAAAATTTAAGGAGAGATAAAATGCTTAATCTATTTAAGAAACAAGAAAATAAAGAGGTGTATCACGCACCCTATAGACCTAGTTGGGAAGAATCAGCTAGGGCATGGGAGCAGTCTCATATTGCTCATAAAAAGGCTTTTGAGAGCCTTAAACATGACCTAAGTAGTAATACACTACCTAGGGTCTAGGATTGATTACAAGCCATTTTAGAGGGGTTTAAGACACACTAGAAAGGCTAGCTCTAGACTGTCAGGGGTCTAGGTGTCATAAGCTAGGATACTAGCTATTAAATTTAAGGAGTTATAAATGATTATTGAAACCAAGCGAAAACATAGGGTTTATAAAGACCCTATTATTATCTATGAGTATCAGACTAATAGGGAGAGAGGGTTAATTGAAAAGACACCTATCTATGTAATTGAAAGAGCAAATTCTTTCAAGATTGTAGCTCAAAAAGGTATTAGATACTTTACTTATAGGTTTAAGTCTATTCTTAAGAAAGAAGAATCTGGAATTGTTCTTAAAAGTCCTCTACAAAATAATAGCTTTTTATATCTATTAGCAGATGATGATAGTAAGGCAAAGGAACTCTTTTTAGAACACTTTGACAAGCTCGAAGAGGAAGAAAAGAACAAGCTAGCACAAGCCAAAGCGATTTATAACCGTGAAATTGCTGTTTTAGACTGCTTAAGCTTGCTTGAAATTAGAGAGGATAGAGAATGACTTTAGAAACAATCGAATCTAAACAAGTTAAGGACTATATGACAAAATATGGTCTTACTAACAAGGTCTTTGCAAAGGCTTTGGGAGTAAGTCCTTATGCTATTAATCAGTGGAAGCAAAGAGGACTAACAAGCAAGACAAAGAATTTCAGGAAACTACAAAGGGTGCTGAAACTAGATTTCTACCGTGACAATGTAGTTGATGTTCCTGATGAGTTGCCTTGTGGTAATACTTGGTCAGTAAGTAGAGTTAATAAGTGGCTTGAAAGTCCTTGGGATTTTTACTGTCACTATATTAAAGGTCTATCAAAGCCTAGTCCTTGGCAAGACGCTTTAGATAGAGGGACAACATTACACCATATTCTTGAATGTATCGGTAATGGTGTGAGCTTACATAGTATTCTATTGTCCATTGATACTTGGGCAAATAAAGAAGGCTTGTCAGAAAAAGGTGTTGCTGACGGTATCCGTGTAGCTGAAAAATATCTTAATCATTACAATGGTGTAGAATCCATTGGAACAGTCATAGAGACTGAGAAATTAATTGAGTGGGATTTATCTGAATATCTCCCAGGACAGCATTTTCAAGGCTATATAGACGCTGTAGTTGTGGATTCTGACGGTGGAATATGGTTGGTCGATTATAAGACATACAGCAATAAACCACGCTTTGAGAACCTACGCTTAGAACTACAGTGTAATGTTTATATGTACGTTATGAAAGAAATTCTAGGTTATAACGTGCAAGGGTTTGTCTATGACTGTATCAATCCAAAAGAAAAAATCACTGGTCGTGGGTATCATTTTCATCAGTTCAAAATCAACTACAATGAAAAAATTGTTAATAAAGTAGTTGAGGACTTTCTTTCTACGATTGAAATTATTATCAACAATCCTGATTATAATATATTCAAAAAGTCAGACTATGGCACACCTTACATGGATGAACTTGTTCATGGTTTTGAAGAAGAAAACAGAATCAAGATTACAGGAATCGAGGAAGAAGAATATGAATAGGCTGAAAGAGTTACGCAAAGAAAAAAAGTTATATCAGAAAATGGTAGCTAAAATTTTTGGGGTCGACGTAAGAACGTGGCGACGTTGGGAATGTGGAGAAGCTCAAATTAGAACCGACAAATTAAAGGAATTTGCTGATTATTTTGAGGTGACAGAAGGGTATTTGCTTGGATATACCAACAACCGTTTGAGTGATAATAAGAAAAAATTTCATGAATTTTATGATGGTCGAGAGGGTTCAGCAGTTGATAAACTTAATGAGTTAACCAAAAACAGCAAAGGAAAAATCAATGTTGTAGGGTATCAACTCATACCTGATGATATTAACGGCTACCCTATTACTTATATTCTAGTTGAAGAGGATGAATAATGAAAGATAAAATAATTCCTATGTTGATTATACTAGGCTTTTCAACATTTTTTGTTGATGATGAAAAAAGTTTCTATAGTTGGTTTTCTTGGGCAGGCTTATTTGTAGGTATCAGTTTGTTAGCACTTTATATATCAGGGAGTATTTGATTGAAAAAAGAATTTTTGAATGATGAAGAAGCAGTAAAAAAATTTTGGGATAATGTTGTAGATATGTGTAACCGTAGAGGAACTACAATTACTAAACTATCACTTAAGTTAGGTAAATCACCTAACCATATCTCAAACTTAAAAAGTCAAGGAATAAATCCGACTTTAGTAAAAATAAAAAATATTGCTGAAGCCTTACATATAGGCATTACAACACTTTTTAAAGGAATATGAAAAAAATTTTTAGTTTAGGGGTTGCAAAATGCAACTCTTAGTGATACAATAAAATGGTATTAAGATAAAACAAATAAGGAGACATTATCATAGATGGATATTATTAACTACATTGTAGCTCATCCGTTGTATTGCCTTGGTTTAACTTTCCTAGTTATTGTAGCTTGGAATCTATCAGGGTTTAATAGTACAGCTACAAACAACAAACGTAGTGCATTAATTGATAAGCACTATAGAAAAAATTTCAAAAAATAATTTTAGGGATTTATTCCCTACTAAGACAGCAAAGGTTAAAGCACAACTGTTCTAAAACTAATTTTACCTTTCTTTACTTCATAACGTACATTTCATTTGTCTTAAGTGCTACAGGGGTTCAACTCCCTTGGCTGTCATTACCTTTAAGGTAAAAAATTTTTAAAGGAGTAAACCTAATGGTTAAGCTAAAAAAACTTAGTGAGATTAAACCACATAATCTTACTACTATTTATGGCATGCCAGGAAAAGGTAAAACAAAAATTATCTCTTCCATGCCAGGAAAAATTTTAGTTGCTGATGCTGATAATGGTTTGTCTACTATCATGAATGATGTAGCTGAATCAGGACAGACAGTTGATGTAGCTACAGTGGAATCATGGGAAGACTTTCTTGAGGTTTTAGATGAGGTAAAAAATTATGATAGCTTTGCTATTGACCACCTAACTAAAATCCAACAGTTCTTGTATGACTATCTTATTGAGAACGACAAGAAAGCTAAACGCATGACTCTACAGCTATATGGATATGCTAAAGAGGAAATGATTTCAGTCATTGATAGATTAGTTCGTTTTGCAAATGCAGGAAAAAATATCTATGTCATTTGTCAAGAGAAACAAATTAATCTTGAAGATGAAGATGAAGAACTACCTAAAATTATCACTGCAGACCTACAAGGTTCTATCCGTGATTATTTGCTAGCTTCTTGCTCTCTTGTAGCTAACGCTCGTACATATCAGAAAAAAGAAAAAGTTGATGGTAAACCTAAAAAAGTTACTTATTATGGAATCCAACTTAGTGACTCTAATATCTATACTTTGAAGGTAAGAACACCAGAAAAAAATTCTGTTCCTGATAAACTAATCAATCCTACTTGGAGTGATATTAATAAAGTCCTTGGAGTGACTGAAAACTCATCTGCTCAGACAGTTAAAACAAAAAAATCTAAAACAACTAAAAAATCTAAAGGAGAATAACAATGAAAATCAAATTTGAAAATGCAGAAGGTATCAAAGACGGAATCCATGAAGTAAAAATCACAAAAATCAAACGTGTAAAACTAGGTAAAGATAAGAAGTCAGCTACACAAGTAACCTTTGTAGGTAAGTCATTGACTATGACAAGTAATTTCTTTGACAACTATATCTCAGGTCAGTTGTTCCAATCTATGGTTCGTGCTGTTGGTTTTGAAGACTTTGATGTAACTAAAGATGAAATTGATTCTGAAGACCTTATCGGTGAATCACTTAATGTTGAAGTAGCACCACAAGAAGGGAATCCTAAATTTAAAGAAATCAAAGACTATCTTCCACTTGGTGATGAAGATGATGATGAGGAAGAAGACGAGGACGAAGAAGAGGAAGATGATGACGAAGAGTAAAGAAGAAAAAATGCAAGCTATTGCTTACAATATTTCTAAACTCTTATATGTTCAAGGTTGGACCCAGCTTAAACTTGCTAAAGCTTTAGGTGTAAGTCATACAACTATCCAAAACTATGTCAATCAGAAAAAACTTGCATCTGATTCATCAATCAAAAAACTTGCTGAAATTGCAGGAGTTACTGAAGAAGAATTTCTCATTGAAGGGAGCTTCTAAATGCAAGCAAAAGATTTAAAAGTAGGAGATATCTTTCGTGTAGATGAGATTGGGTATACTAATGAACCTTTAGAATGTATTAACATTTATGACTACAGTGTAGACTATAAACCACTTAATACTAATAAAAAATTTAACTTACCTAAAGGTAATAAAGTAGTTATCTTAGAACAAGAAGAAAAAATTTCTGATTCTGAGGTACATAACCCTAAACGCTACAATACTAACAATGTAGAATGTTGGGATTTCATTGCTAAGTATGACCTAGACTATTTTGTAGCTACAGCTATTAAGTATGTTTGGAGACATAAATATAAGGGTGGTAAGCAAGACCTAGAGAAATCTTTAGAGTTTTTATATAAACGTATTAGTTTAAATAAAACTTTTGAAAGACCTAGTGAATTTACTTATGAAGTACCACAAGTAATTGACTATCAAGATATGGATATTACACAAATGGTAATTCTATATTATGCTAGTCGTTTACATGTAGTGTCACCAGACGCTCAGAAACAGCTTGTAATCAAGATTAAGTCACTTGTGGAGGATTATATCAATGACTTCTATTAAATGGCATACAAAGGACGATAGACTGCTTCCTGAACGTGCTACAAAAAATTCTGTTGGTTATGACTTTGTATCTCCTGAGGATTTCGAAATTAAACCAGGTGTGTCTATTGCTATTGATTCAGGTGTGTCATGTGAGTTTTCAGATGATTTATGGCTTGGTATCTATGGACGGTCTAGCTTTGTAAGAAAAGGTCTTATGAATCCACTTGGTGTAGGTATCATTGATGCTGACTATCATGCTACTGGTAATAACATTGGAATCATGCTTAAAAATGTATCGGATGAACCTATTACTATTGCTAAAGGTGATGCTATTGCACAAGGTATTTTCCATAATGTTATTACTGCAGGTGATGAAGTAACTACAGAACGCACTGGTGGCTTTGGTTCAACTGATGTTAAGGATGAAGAATATCCACTTACTGTAGAAATTTATGGTAAGAAATATAAAGCTAAATATGCTAAAGATTTATTCCATGGTTTATATGGTATCTTGGTGTATGCTGATGATAGTAATATTATATTTATTAGTAAAGAAGAGTATTTTGCTTTTCATAATGCTCAAGATTTCTTTAAAGATAGTTCAAATAAACAACTACAAAATCGTTGTTGGTATTTTGAACGTTATTTGTGGTCAATTAGAGATGCTACAAAAGAAGATTGTATAAATGACTTTATTGAAAGCTTAATAGTTAAGGAAGGATAGGGGTACTAAGATGCCATTAGATAAAAAATTTAAGGATGTACTATCTCTAAACTTTGGTAAGGATGATGAAATCCATGTAGGTCTCTTGGCATCAAGTGGGCAGTTTAACAGTGGTACTATTACTCTTGATGAAATTGATGAGTATATTGAAGAATACAAGGATGATTACAATGTATTCATGTGTTATGCTCCTATTGATGGAGAGGATAGGCTATTAGAAAATGCTAAACCTACTAGATTCCTTGTAGCTGATATTGATGGTGCTGAAATTCCTAAAGAGTTTCCACCTAGCTACTATTGGGAAACAAGCCCTAATAAGTACCAAGGTCTTTGGATAAGTGATAAAGTCATTGCACCTAAAGACTATGAGGTGTTAGCTCATGCTATGGTTAAAAAATTTAAGTTTGATTCTGCTAGTGATATTGTTCACTTGTATAGGATTCCAACTACAATTAACCATAAGTATGCTACACCACAAGAGGTATCAGAACCTAAAGGTGAAGGTACTGTATATCGTAGACAAGATATTTTTGAAATTCTTGAATATGATAAATACAAAAAAGGTACTAAAAAGAAAAAGGTCAAAAAGAAGAAGATTCCTAACAAGGACTATAACCTTGAAGAGCTTTATAAAAAGTACGAAGTAAAACCTCTAGTAGATAGAGAAATTACTGACAGGAGTGCTTATGTATATGCTATTGCTAAAGCTCTGTATGAACAAGGTGCTAAGTCTTCTGAAGTCAAGTTTGTAGTTATGTCTACAGACCAAGACAAGTGGGATAGAGATGAAATTGACAAGGTTCTATTAAGAATTAAGTCAAAGACTAAACGTAGAAAGAAACTTAGTAGTTCAGTTAATATTTCTGAAGATGAAGTACATATTATTGGTATCAATGATGTTAAAGAAGGTGAGCATGGTGAAGAATGGCTCATTGAAGGTCTTTGGGAATATGACTCAGTAGGGTTGATTGTAGCACCTCCTAAGAGCTACAAGTCAACTCTAATTACTAACATGGCTGTAGCTGTAGCTAGTGGTAAACCATTTGATGGTCGTAAGGTTATTCAAGGTGGTGTACTTATCTTGCAAGGTGAAAATAGTCTAGTAGCTGAAAAATCAAGATTGATGAACATTGCAGGAACTACAGATTTACCTATCTACTATGTTCAGTCAAGCATTAATCTTGATAATATTGAAGTTCTTAAACGAACTATCATTGAGAACAGTATCAAGATGCTTGTTATTGACCCTCTTTATCTCTTGTTTGGTAGTGGTAATATGAACCATCAAGTAGATGTTACACCTAAACTAAGAACTCTTAGTGAGCTTAGAAGAGAAACTGGATGTAGTATTATTCTTGTTCATCACACAAGAAAAACAGATGGTTCATCAGAATTATCTACAAGTGATATTAATGGTTCAGGATTCTTTGAAGGATGGTATGAGTCTTTAATTATGCTACAACCTCCTAGAAGAACTGTAGTACGAAAGGTTAAGATGTTTAATCGTTTCCGTAATCATATTGGCTCTGAAGGTACTATTAGAATTGATGATAACCTTAAAATGACTCTAAACCTTGATGATGATTTTGGTAATGAATTTACTGAAGATAAACCTGATAAGCCTATTAATACTCGTAAAGAGAGATTGAAAAAGAAAAAAGCTAAGAAAGCTAAAAAGAAAGAGTCTGTAGTTGAAGTTGTGGAGGAAGAAACAAAGCCAAAAAAGCAGAAGGCTCTCAGAAGCTCTGAGAAGCGTTCTAAGCGTGTTAAACAGCCTACCTATACAACAACCCTAGAAACGTTTTACAAGCCATCAGAAGGCGAATTAGAGCGTTTTGAGAGTGGTATGACGATTGACCTTAGTAATACTAAGAAAATCTATGTTGATATTGAAACTACAGGTCTCAATAATATCACTGATGAAATCAAGACAATTCAAATTACAGATGAGAGTGAAAACACTTATGTACTTTGGGTTGATGGTAACTATGAAGAACTAGAATCTATTGCTAAGTTCTTGAATCAGTTTAAAATTATTACTCATGGTGGTAAGTTTGATAGTCTATTCTTCTACAGAAAGTGTGGACTAGAGCTTAAACTCTTTGGTGATACTCAAATTCTTGCTCACATGCTTACAGAACCTAAACTTAAACTTAAGTACCTTGTCAAGAAATACCTTGGTATTGACTATGATATTGATAAGGAAACTAAGAAGTCTAATAAAAAGGTAACTGTAGCTAGTGTTAAGAAAGAACTTAAAGAGTGGGCTTTAGAAAATACTGAGCTTAAGAAACTTACACCATATAACAAAATGATTGAAGCTCTATATAATGACTTGGAAGGTAGTCTATTCTTAGATAAACCACAGATGCTTATTAAGTTTGTAGATGATGGTACTGATTATGGTAAGGTACTTGATTACTACTCTAAGGTGTCTGAGCGTGTCCTGGAAGAAAGAAGAATGACTCTTATTAAGTATGGTATGGGGGATACTGTATATGGATTCAGACTCTATAATTACCTATATCCTAAAGTTAAAGCTTATAAGCTACTTAAGGTCTATAGACATGAGGTAAGAGCTTATAATGCCTATATTGAGGTAGAAAAAGAAGGGGTTACAATAGACTTTGGTTTATTGGGAGAGACCAGAGCTACAATAGAGACTGAGCTTAAAGAAGTAGAAAAAGAACTTTACTCTTTTGATATTGTTAAAGAAGCTAAAGTAGACAACTTTAACTCAGCTCAACAAAAGGTAAGACTATTCTGTGAGGTGTTAGGTTGGGAGACTAAACACATGACTAAAGGTGGACAACCACAAGTCAATCAATCCCAGTTAGAGGAATGGTCAAAAGAAGGAAAACATGAAATACTAGATGTTTTGCTTAGATATAATAAGCTTACTAAACAACTACAGTTTGTTGATAAGTGGGAAGAATTATCACAATATGATGGTAAGCTACATCCAAGTTTTAACATAACTGCTGATACTGGAAGGACTACTTGTAAGAATCCTAACATCCAACAAGTGCCCCAGGAGTCAACACTTAGGAATGTAATTACATGTCCTAAAGGTAGAAAATTCATTGAAGTGGACATGTCACAAGCTGAGTTGCGTGTAGCTAGTATATTCTCTGAAGATGAAAACATGATACATGCTTATCAGTCAGGAAGTGACTTGCACCAAAAGACAATGGAATTAATTAAAGGTGGTAAGAAACCTAAGAACGACCAGGAAGCTAAGAGATGGCGTACTGAAGCCAAGTCAGCAAACTTTGGTCTTTTATATGGTATGTCAGCTAAGACTTATCAAGAGTATGCTAAAGGATATGGTATGAATATTACCTTAGAAGAAGCTGAAGACATCCGTGATGATTTCTTTAATTCATATCCAAGGCTACTAGATATGCATAAGAAGTTTGTAGAATATGCTAAGAAGTATGGGTATACTTATAGCCCTATTGGTCGTAAGAGATTCTTACCTAACCTTAAGAGCAAGAATTGGAAAGATGTTAGTGAAGCTGAAAGACAAGCTATTAACACACCTGTCCAAGGATTTGCAAGTGATTTAGTAATTAGTGCTTTAGCAGATATTCTTGAAGATGATTCACTAGATAAATCTAAGTATAAGATTATTGGCTCAGTACATGATGCCATTCTAGTTGAAGCAGATGAAGATGTTGCTGAAGAATACGCTAAGAAAGTAAAAGAACACATGGAGAATCCTAGTGTACTTGAAATCTGTGATATTGAAATTACAGTACCTCTTGTAGCTGATATTGAAATTGGCTCAGCTTGGGGTAAACATGATTAATTAATAGAAAAGGAATTTTAAAATGAACTATCTTTACACTATCAACCTATATCAAAATGACAAGAAAATTCACAGTGAACAACTTATCTCTATTGGGAACTACAAGAGCCTTAATAGACTACTTGTGGGTGAAGAAGAAATCCATCTAACAGTTAAGGTGGAAGAAGATGAGTAAGATTAAATATAATGGTTATATGGAATTTGCAAATGCCTTAGAAGAAGTATTTACACAAGTCTCAGGAGACCATACAAGCCCTGTAGTTAGTTATATCTATGATGCTGTAGAATTAATTAAGAAAGCTACACCAGGCTTCTTAGAAGGCTACTGTGCTGTTAGTGTCCATGATGCTTATGAAGGAGGACTACCTGCTCATACGGTTAAGGTATTCTCTCAGCTATGTAGCTTTATGTTTGGTGGAGATGGTACTAATAAATTCTATAACAACATTAATGATTGTGTTGATATGCCTGCTCTTATTATTGGTTGTATCATTCATGACTTTGGTAAGTCATTTGAGTATCTAAATGGTAAACGACATGAGAACTCGTTTGTACCTCACACATTGTTTGGTATTCATCTTCTAACTAAACTAGAAGCTGACATCCTTACTAAGTATTCTATGGGTACTTATCTACGATTGATGGCTGTTATTGGTCAACATCATGGAGACTTTGGAGAGAAACCACAGTGTATTGAGTCTTATCTAATTCACTTGGCTGATTACCAAGAAACTAAACTACAGATTCTTGAAGAAGCTATTGAAAGTGCTAAAGATTATGGTGATGATGTAGTTACATCTAAGTATCTGCCATATAAACTTAATTGTGGAGGTGGTAATATTGACTTTTAGTCTAGGACAGTTAGTAATTGCAGATGGTAAAAAGGGTGTAGTTACTAACATTGGTAAAGGAGCTTATGCTGTCAATATTGAAGGAACTAATAAATGGTTCAATGAAGAAGACATTGTAAGTATGTTTCCTAAAGATAGTGTTCAATTCTATCAAGGTAGCTTATTAGATGTTGAATTTAAAATCAATCAGTACCTAATTAAAAATAATAACAAGACTGTCAAACAAATTTCTGCTTTTGGAAGTGGTAAAGATAGTGTTGTAGTAGTGGTATATACCAATTATTAAGCCTACTGGTAGACCTAAAGGCTCTAAGGATAAACTACCTAGAGTTAGAGGTACAAGTAAGGTTGATAAGTCTCCTGAAGCTTACAAAGCTATGAAGAAGTATATAGATTTAGAAAAGGAATACAACAAAATCAAAAAGCTTAAGAAGGAGTATAGGAATGGTTCATCTCAGCAAAGGTTTTATACAAAGAGGTTAAGACAGATAAGACAAAGACAAGCTGATTTGTATGAAATAATAGCTGAGAACCATCTAGCCTATAAACTAGCTGAGAAGCTTAATATAGGCATTACACAGCCTTACAGAAGGTATCTAAGGGCTAAAGGAGAAGGTACTAAATGGAAACACAAGAACAAACAATCTTAGCTCTTGATGTATCAACTACAAGTACAGGTTACGCTCTTTATGTTGGTGATAAGCTTACTAAGTATGGTTTTGTTAAACCTACTGGTAAGGATTGGTTAGTCAGAGTAAGAAAGATGGCGGACAAAGTAGCTGAACTAGATAAAGAGTTTAGTATTGATACTGTAGTTATTGAAGATACTTTCTTCTTAAAGAACATTAAGACAGTCAAGAAACTGTGTCTAGCACAAGGTATATTGCTTGGACAGTTACCTAAAGCTAACCTTATTCAAGTATTCCCTAACACCTGGAAGAAACACTTTGGACTAGGCAAAGGGAAAGCTACACGAAGTGAACAAAAGCAAACATCTATTTCTGTAGCTGAAACACTATTCCTAATTAGTGCTGAAATTAATGATGATGAAGCTGATGCTATCCTTATGGGTAGATATGTACTTGAAACATTGAAAGGTGGTAAATGATGGACTTAAAAGACCTATTCTATTTCATTTGTGCTATCATTGGTATTCTATGGATTGCCATTGTATCACTATCATTTGTGCTTGGTTTAATTGCTAAAGCTACAGAAAAACGACTTGAACGTATCAAGTCACTAGAAAACAACTAGAATAAATTACATGTAGTTTGATTAGTGCTTGAACAACAATAATTAAACTAAACAAAATATTTGAAAACAAAGTATTTAAAACAATTATCACTTAATAACAACTAACTCTTTTCAAACTCTAGAAAAACTAGAAGATTTCACTGGCTATAGATTAATCTCTATAGCCTTTTATTGTGCCCTAATTTGCTTTGTAATCAATTCTAATAGCTTCTTAGGGTAAATATACTAGGGTATAATAAAAGACCCTTAGAACGTCTTCTAAGAGCCTTATATAGCCACTAAGTCATTGTAACCCAGTTGACCTAGTTGGGGAGGTGATTTACTCCTTTTAATTTTATAGTGGTGTGGCTATAAGCCTATTATACCACTATTTCCAGAATCTGTAAGCAGTCCAACTGTTAATACTAAACTCACCTAGAAATTCTAGTGACTTAAAGTCTGTTGATTCTTCAGGTAACTGATTACCATATTCATCAAAGTTATAGACTTTAGCACCATCATTAGCATAAGAGAAAGAGTTATAGTCAGTAATAACAGCTACATCCTTCTTAGGTTGCCATAGTCTAGTTACAGTACCATCATTATTCTTTGTTTCACTAACAAAGTTATAGACTCTGTAGTTATCAAAGTAAGTAAGGAAAGCACCACTTGTAGAACGATTAATCACTCTACCATCATTACTGTTAGAGTTATAACCATATCTATTATACCTAGTGTCAGGGTTATAGTTACTTGTTACACTTGCATGAGCTACAGTAGCTACACCAAGGGCAAGTAAAACAGTTAGAGTAGCAATTAGTTTCTTCATTATTACCCCTCGTTTGATACTTCCAAGTTACCTTTAATAGTAACTTTACCAAGAGCATCTTGTACTGATGTAGCTTTAATCTTTTCAATAGCTTCTACCACTTTAGCATTTGCATCACTAATAGCTTGTTTAATCTCTTGTGCATCTCTTGATTGACTATCAATAAATCTACCAAAGTCAGCATCAGGAAGGTTAAGGTGTTTAGCTCCTGCATTTTGTAGTTGGAATACAGTTTCCATATCACCAATACCGAATACTCTACCGTTAACTACAGCTACATAACCACTATCACCAGTTTGATTTCTTACTACAAAGTTCATATCTTCATCCTCTTCTTCAATACTAGATGATGTTACTTCATCATCAATCAATACAATGTTTTTATCTAGTCCACCTGCAATACCAGTAGAAGTAAACTGCCACCATCTCATGTGTTCCATATCAGGATATACACCCCAGTAAGGAGTAGGTGTTACTTCATAGTTAGGATATCCTGCAATCCATAGACTATTAGGATACTTAGCAGTAACTTGGTCAATATAGACATTTGCTAGTGTATAAGGCTTGTAGCTATAGTAAATAGGTTCAAAGCCTGCTTGTTTACACTTATCCATAAAGGCAATTACAGCATCAGTGTTAGCTTGTACATTACCACTAGCACTATCTTCATAGTCACATACTAAGTATCTAGGCTTACTTGGTAGATTGTTAATAAAGAAGTCAGCTTCAGCTTGTGCTAAACCTACATCTCCACCGAATCTAGCAAAGTGATAATAACCTACACAATTACTTGTATTAGTTTGTTGTGTAGCTACAGGACTTAACCATCCAACACCCTCAGATACCTTAATAATAGTATTTCTAGTACCACTAGCATTACAAATATCTGTTAGGTCTCCTGGTTGGTATGCAGATACATCAATGAAGTAATCATCTTTTTTAAGACCACTAGCTACAGAAGATGGTTCTGAGCTGTTAGTGACTACTGCAGTATTGTTAGCTGATTTAGGTCTAAAGGCAGTAGCAAATGTAGCTGAGTAAGGAAGAGCTACAATGTTGAATACTCCACCACCATTAGTATTCTTTTGTTCTCCACCTTGGTTTTGACCTAGAAAGTTACCGTATCCATTACCTGCATCACTGTCAAAGATAGCTACATGTGAATAAGGTGTTGAAGGTGTAACATCAAAGATAGCTACATCTCCTGCTTGCATTACTTCAACTTCATCAAAGTAGTTAAGAATACCATTGCTATGTCTTTGAGTCCATAGGTCTTGTGCATAACCACTGTCAGTACAGTTGATTATAGGATAACCAAGATATTTACAGTATTCTGCAAAACCATCCCAACAATTATGATGAAGTTGATTATCAGCATAGTAACTGTGGTCTCCATCAGTATTTAGAACATAAATAGTATCTTCACCAATTTCTTCTAGAGAAATAAAGTTATTAATTAAGTTCCTCTTTTTATTTACTGATAGTTTCCATATTGGTTTAGGATTGTCTGTAAAGTTTGTAGCTTCTCTATCGTGTCTCTTACTAAGGCAAGCAGAAATACCGTTAATATGACATCCATGTTGTAAAGTAACAAGTAATTGTTTATTTACTGAGTAACCTACAGTGGTATTAGAACCCTTCTTATCGTGTCCATCTGCCTTAAGGTAACCTTCAATGATAAGTAAATACTGTTCCTTAGTGAATACATCTGTAAGTTCTTTATTACTAAAGTCTTGGATAACTTTAAGTAATTCAGGATGGAATCTTACCTGTAGGTTTACAATATCTGCCTTACCATTTGAGTGTTTATGTGAGGTACAATTTACATTTAAGTTTTCTAAGTAACCTAGTTTATCATCAGTACCTACAGTGATGAATACTGTTGATGTTTTTGAGTTTTTCCATCTTTTTCTTACACTACCATCACCCAACCAGAAACCAAAGAATCTAAGTTCATCATCTGTAAGGTCATATACCTTATCTGATTCACTAAGGTCTAAGGCAATACTATCACCTTGCTTAAGCTCAGTAACAGGTTTATAAGTACCGTCCTTAAGGAATACCTTATGGTCTTTAGTTACTTTAAACCAACCCTGAGAAGTGTTTAACCAGTACACTGTAGATTGTTTAGGCTCATTACTAACTACAGTGTTTCCTGTGGAAAGTACATCACCTTCAACAATATCTTTTACTAGCTTATAACTACCATCCTTTAGCTTTACAAGATATTCTCCTGTAAGACATTGGTCTCCGAACCAACCATCAAGGTCATAACCATTACCAAGGTGAGTATTTTTAAAGTCTTGATAACTCATTACTTAACTCCCTTATTGTAGCTAGCTGATGATAGACCTACCAAAGCACCAATGAATGAGCCTAAAGCAGTCAATACAGTAACAATAATACCTGTAGTTTCAGGATAACCTACAGCAATACCTACAGTACCTACAAAGGTAGCTAAAGCAGGAATGAATGTAATTGCTACAAACTTAAGGATATCATAAGTTTTGTTATTAAAAATCATTGTATCTTTCCTCTCTAATTTCTAGTTTGTCATACTTGCTATAGAGCATTTTAATTTCACCATTACCCCCATTATTCTGATAAATTGTATACATCTTAGCCATCTCTGTAGCTTCATCTACAAAGGTGTAACCACGCTCTAAAGCTTTGACCAGTGCATTATATAAGCCAATCCTAAAGTGGCTCTTAGTGAAGCTCTCAGTAGCCTCTATACGCTTTTGTTGAGCTTCATTGTCAATAACTAAGTCTCTGACATCATTAGTAAGTTTAGAAAGAGTTTCATTTAATTGATTTTGATGAGCAATTATCTGTACTCTTTCTTCTCTACTTTCTTTGATGCTCTTCTTAACTGTCATGTAAATACCTACACATGTAGATAGTGTTGATACTGCTCCCCCTACAGTAGTCATTAAAATATCAACTGATATATTCAATTCTACTTACCTTCTTCTTTAGGTTTAGTGTCCTCTTCTTTTTTCTTCTTCTCTTCCTCTTCTTTTTGCTTGCGTTCAGCAATCTTTTCATCAGACCAATCACAAGCTCCACAAAGTACATTACAAGGGTCAGTAGGTAGACCAATGTTAGGGTTGTGGTTAATATACTGAGCTGTAATACTACTTCTAGTAGGTGCATATACCCACTCATCAAGTGTAGATAGCATCTTAAGAACATCAGATGAACCACCTTCAGGCTTCAAGTCAAACTCTCTATTGTAATCAAGAGTTCTGTTGATATCTTGTTCAAAAGACTGGCCAGGGTCATAAGCTTTTTGATAGATAACATTATCATTAATATCATAGATAGTGAATCTACCATTGTGATGAGTAGTAGGTGCTTTATTGACATACTTAATTCTATCAACCTTAATACCAGTAATCTTAGCATGGATAGAACCATCTTTGTTAGGTGTGTAGCTGTGAATAACTTTACCATAAACATTACCAACACCTACTTCACCAGTGTCTACCATGTTCCATACAATAGTAAAGTTACCATTAGTATCAGTTTTAACTACACTATAAGTTTGTCCACCACCTGTTTCAACTACAGTAGTGTTAGACTTCATAGATAGTTCTACTTTGTCACTAAGCTTACCAATTAGGAAGTCTACAAGAGCATTTAGTTTCTTTTCATGACAGTTAGCTACAGCACATAGGTTATTTACACGCTTATCTAAGTTAACTACCATAATAAGTAAGTCTCTTAGGAAACACCATAGAAAGTAAGCATACTGAGCAAGTCTCTTAGGTAGTCCTACACAAGATGTATTTGCTAGTAAACAAGCATAGTCTTTTAAGACCTTAAGCTTCTTCTCCATTACATCTTGTCTTTGTTCTACTTCTACACAGACATCAATCTTTTCACATTGACAGTCTCCACATTGTCCTAGACAAGACATTATTTACCTCCAGTTAATTCTTTAGGTACAGGTGTTAAGTCTCCACAAGTAACACTAATAGCTTTAACCTCAAAGAGTTGTGGTTCTTCAGGTCTAGTAGGCTTAATAGGCTCTGTAGGCTTAGTTCCTGTAGGTTGTGTAGGTCTAATAGGTTCTGTTACTGTAGGCTCACTAGGTCTAACAGGTTCAGTCTGAGTAGGTCTAGTTGGTTCTACAGGTTTATTACCGTTAGGAGCTACAGGTTCTGTAGGTCTTTCTGGTACAACTACAGTCTTCTTAGTAGGTTCTTTAGGTCTACCTTCCAAAGAAATAGTAGGAGCAGTAATCTTAAGTGATACTTTATTGTGAGAACCTTCTACCCACAAGTCATCATATAACAAGAAATCAATGGTTTGGGACTGTCCTTGACTGATATTAATATCATGAGATAGAGGATAAGTAACATCTAAGGCTTGTGTAAATGCTGATTGTCCTCTATATGATTTAGACCAGATAACAGCTCCATTAGGTTTCTTGTAAGTAATACTAAAGTCTGAGAAAGCTACTTTAGGAGATACCTTATCATAGCTAACCTCTTGAATAGTAACACTGTTAGCTTTAATATTAACACCACCAGTAATACCACTGTATGTAGCATTAAAGCCTACCTTACCTCTAAGAACCCAATAACCAATATTTTCAGTACCGTCAAAGATAGGAGACTTAATAGTAAAGTTACCAGTATTCTTATCAAATGTGTATTCATCAGGAAGGTCAGCACCAGTATTGTCTAACTCTGAGAACTCAAAAGTATAACCAATATTACCTACAAGAGATGATTCCCACTGCTTAATAGCTTTGTTGTATTCAGCAATAGCTGTCTGATAGTCAGATTCAGCCTTCTCAGCCTCTCTAAGCTTGTCATTGTATTCCTTAAGCTTTCTATCATACTCAGCCTTAAGACGTGCATAGTCGCTGTTAGAAGCGTTATATGATGCCATATCTTTGTTATACTTCTCTACAGCTTTAGTATACTCAGCCATTACTTTTCTATAAGCTTCTAAGTCAGTGTTATATTTAGCAAGAGCTGTAGTATAATCACTTCTTAGCTTATCATAGTTAGCTTTGTCTTTTTCATACTGAGCTACAGCATCCTCATAGTCTTTGTTAGCTTTATTAAAGCTTGCTAGACCATCTTGATAGAGCTTGTAGTTCCTATTGTAAGTCTCCATAGCTTCATTGTATAAAGCTAGTTTAGTGTTATATTCGTTGAGAATCCTAGAGTTTTCTTTGTTAGCAGTAAGTTGTTTTTCTACTTCTACAGCTAAGTCTGAAATCTTTCTACAAAGCTCTTCATCACGCTTCTTAAACACTGTAAGGTCTAACTCTTGTTGCATCCTAAGAATATCTCTTAAGATACACCATAGCATGTAGAACCCTTTAGATAAGATTCTAGGAAGGTCAATACAGTTAGCGTTAGCAATAACACATACCAAGTCATGAAGGACTCTTAGCTTGTCTTCAATGTCTTTTTTATTTTTAGCTTCAATACATTCACAATCATTGCATCCAGTACAAGCCATTTAGTACCTCCTATTTATTTACTAGAGTGATAGTAGCATCATTCTTTTTAATTAGTACCTTAGACACTGACTTACCATTACCAAGGTCAATAGTTGCATAAGCTTTAGCATCTGAGTTATCAGCTACAGCCTTACCTGAAGGATGAAGGAATCCTACAAATTGACTTTGGTAAGTTCCTTTAGTTCTTACCCAAAGACCATAGGTATCTGAGTCAGAAATAATAGAATCAGTGTATCTATTGTAAGTCTTACCATAGGTAAACAATACTCTAGGTCTATCTAAGTCATAAAGCTTTTTAGGTCTATATACACCATCAGCATATTCATAGACAAACCCTCTATAGAATACCTTCTTATCAGCAAAATCAGTAGGGTTACAGTAGATTGCATACTCAGACAGAATCTTAAGCATGTCTACATTACTATCAAAATGGTAGAGATTGATAGAGTCTAATACTGAATTGTCTATACTACCTACAGGAAGTCTCTTAACAATACCATATTCTTTCATTAGTTAGTTACCTCTTCTAGTGTGTAATATAGTTGGTTGATGATAAGTGTAGGTTCAGCTACCTTAGTTTCAATAATGAACTCATCTGCAAAGTTAGCTCCAAAGATTGTACCTTTTGTAATGTTATCAATAGACATTGGTACATTAAGCATTGGTTCTGGCAATACATTTAGACTATCTCTAATATCTAACTTGAAGAAATCAAAGCTGAAGGCAAAGTAACTTTCCTCACCTCTTCTGACTTCAAATGAAATGTTGATATTACCATAAGGTGTTGTTAGTGTTCCATAACCTTTAAGTGTAGTATCACCAATAATAGTTACAGGAATTACTAACTCTACCTCTAGGTTTGTTTTCTCAGATTTAGCAAAACCACTACCTGAAATTGTGTAAGTAATCTTAGGAAACTTAACTACAAGCTCTGAAGCTGACAATACATCCTGATGGTTAATACCTGTTACTTTCATAGTATTAGGAGCTAAAGGATAATTACTTGGTTGTGGGTTTAAGGAAGTGAAATTAACCTCTGCAGGTGTACCTGTTACATTATACTTAAGTCTGTACTTAGTGTTGGTATCAACTACAGAGTTGTTAATAGTACCATCTTCAGTAATAGTAATACCATTACCTGCTTTGTAAGTAGTTCCTTTAGGAAGCTCTACTGAGTTACCATTACTAATACTTAGTGTAGTACCGTTTAGAGTCAGTGTTTGTTTATCTTTATCTTCTTTAGCTTCTAATTTCTCTACTCTAGCTACAAGAGGCTTATCATCATAAGAAGTACCTCCTGTAGTTGCTGTAGATGTCAATTCAGTAAAGCCATCACCACTTTCATTTAGGATATAGGCTTTATTGTCAGGCATAATATAGGCATGGTTTCTAGTAGCATAGTCTAGGTCAGGCAATGCTTCTACCCTTTTAAATACAGGGTTACACCATGAAATACAGTCACCCATTTAATACCTCCTATTTACGTTCAATGTCACTATAGTTAATCATAGAGACAATACCATTGTCATTATAATCTTTAAGTGATTCCCATGAAACATCTTTTTGAATAGTCAATGGTTTGTTGACAGTTACTAGACCATACTTAGTCTCACCTTGTGTGTCTTTATAGTCAGGGTTTTCTAGTTTAAACATAGCATCTACACCATAAGTAAGACCTACAATAGGTTTATTGAATAAGTTAATTAGACTAGCCCACTGAGTACCATAGAGGGAAGGAGCATATAGAAGAACTGAAGCAATAGTTTCAGTGTATGAAGGAGTGTTCTGTAGGTTTAGAACTTCCTTAACCATATCATCTGATTCTAAATTACCTTCATAAGTCCAATTAAGATAAGGTCTATTGTCAGTTACAGTGATTAGAGGAAAGTTATCTTCTCTCTCTTCTCTTTTGATTTTAATAGCCATTAATTACCTCCTATTACAAGTGGTCATTATCACGTCTACTTTGTACTTCAAGGTACTCTACCCTAGCTTCTAAAGTTTCTTTAGCTACTCTAAGTGTTTCCACTGTAGATTCCAAAGTAGTAAGTCTAGTTTCTACAGAAATAAGTCTAGCTTCCAATCCTGAAGGGTCAAATACAGTATCTTTGTCTTCTTTAGTTTCAAGCTTAGCTACAGTGTCTTTTAGTTCATCAATAGCTTTCTTAACTTCAGTGTCGTCATAGATAGTGTCTTTGTCCTCTTTAGCGTTTAAGGCATCTGAGAGCTTCTCTACTGCTTTGTTTACATCCTCTAGTCCTGTTACACTAGCCTTGTCTTTAAGCTCCTTTTTAAGGGCTTCTACGGCTTCTGAGAGGGTGTTATCTTTTTCAGTAGGTTTTTCTTCATTCTTAGCTTTAATAGCTTTCTCCACTTCAATGACTCTATTAGTCAAGTCTAGTAGTACATTAAGCTTATTAGTCTCTGTAGCTTCATCTCTAGTCAATTCAAGCCAAGCAGTACAGTTAGCATTTGCATACCACAACTTAGAGTCTGGTGTACGATACAAGTAATGTCTTGATGTTCTACCTAGTGTAGGAAGACAATTAACATCTAAGATAGGTTTACAGTTAGAGCTGTATTGTCCTGAACATTCATTGCACTCATTACAGCTATTACATCCACAGTTTGCACACATATTGTGTACCTCCTTTATTTATATAGTTCTACTTTAGCTAAGTAACTAAGTTGTTTAATCTCCCTAGTTCTTCTAAGAGCTTCTGACCTAAGATATAGAATACAGATAACTGCTTGATAGTCTTCAGGATGATTAAGTAAGTGTTTATCTAGTAAGTCTATCCGTCTATTAACTACAGATAGCTTAAGTGACTTCTTTCTAAGGATATTGGTGTAATTCATTGTAACTCCTAATTTAAGTGGTTGTACTTAAGATAAGTTCTTAAGATTACATCTGCTTGCATTGAACCTGTAATTTCTACTAGATGTTCACCACTTCTAAAGATTTTCTTTTGTTGTTCTTCAGTTAGTGCTGTAGCTCCTAACATAACATCATAACCGTGGTTAGGTTTATCATCTGGGAATACTGAGTATTTATCAATCCATTTACCATCATATTGAGCTTTAAACATTGGTGTAAAGTCAATACCATCAATCTTAACCTTGATGTCTCCTGCAAACTTAGCTACATAGTTTCTAGTAAGAGAGCCATCAGTATTACCAATACTCTTACCACCTGCTACTTCAGGAGGATAGATAAGATGTCTACCACCACTGAGCATATCATCCATAGTTCTTTGTCTCTCAACTACAAACCTTTGTCCTGATACATTCTGCTCTAGTGTTGTTACTGTGTCACCATTAATAGCTTTGATAACACCTGTGTGACCATAAGGACTATACTGATTAGTTTCAGTAAAGATAGCTCCTACCTTCATAGCTTCCCTAGATGTAGGTACTACTTTCCATCCTACTGCTCCCCAATCATAACCAACACCAATGTTACTAGCTGATAGTGTATCACCTATGGCATGAGTAATACCAGTAATACCACCACCAAGACCTACACCGCCTAGTTTCATTGAGTACCAAGCTACAAGACCGTAACACTCACCATTACCTAGTGTAGTACCTTTAAGTGAGTCTAGCTCACCAAGTACCTTCATGGTTTCTGTAGCTGTCTGTACCTCTCCTGTAGCTCCATTAGGTTCACCACTACTAGCAGTACCAACAATACCTCCAAAGTCAGACATTCCTGAACCTCTATTGTTGTTACCATCTGATTGTCCTCCACCACCTGATGAGTGGAATACAGTACCCATAGTCATACTATCAGTAGGCTTAAATGAGATGTGAACATGGTCTCCGTGGTTCTGAGTCTTATTACCTCTGTCAGGCATTAAGCTCCACACCCTAGCAGGTCCATAGATATTATTGACATTCATGAAGAACTTCTGACCCCATATTACATAGTCAATATTTAATTCATCCATGTTCTCAATAACAAACCCTGCAATAGTATCTCCTAGCCTATAGTTATCATTAGTCATGAAGTCTACTGCTAGTGATTGGTCAGGTTGGTGACCAGGATAGGTAATGAATTGTTCTTCAGGAGTATTAGTAGCAATAGCTATAGCTCTTTTAACCCTAGCTACATGTGGTTGCCAAGCTCCTGTAGCTCCATCCCAATGGCTTCTAATAATGTCTCCAAAGGCATTACCATCAATCAAGTCATAGTATCCATTAGAACCATCTGAAGCATTTGTAGGTTGAAGTAACTGTGCATCAATCTTATCAAGTATATTATCATTGTTTGAGTTAATACCTGACCTTACATCATTTGCTAAAGAGTAGTAAGAAGCGTACCCTGCGGCAGCATAGTCAAACAAAGCTCCACCAACTTGAAATAGTCCTTTTATGAACTCATCAAATGTAGTTTTACCTTGGACATTATACATCTTTTGGTTGTTACCTGCAGTTTGTTCAGCTAGCAAATACATGTAGTCAATAAGGAAGTCATCTACAGAAGCGAAGTGCATATATGTACCACCTTCATTAGATGGTCTAGCACTACCTGTAGTAACTACAACACCTGAAGGTCTAGTTCCTGCTGTACCAGTAATACCACCCCAGTTATTATCTGCTTTAGCTACTGCTGAGTTACCCCAGTTAGACTCAATATAAAGTTGAACAATGACACCTGAAGGAAGTAGATTATACTTAGCACATCCATCAAGGATAGTTTGTACTAAGCTTGCAGGAAGTGTATTACCACCATAAGTAATATCACCACCAGTATACTTCTTATCACCACCAAAGGCTGAGCCTTTAGTAGAACCACCTTCTTTAAGTCCTGTCTTTACTCCATATGGTCTAACAATGATTTTAAACCACCAATGAGCAAACTTGTCAAAGTCATAAGATATAGAAGTATAAAACTGAGCAGGAACATTACTTGTCATTACTGATTGATACTCAATACCATGCAAGTCAGTTACTGAGAACCTTCTTTGAAATCCTTGTCTCTTCCATCTCTCTGTAGATGAATTGACAGCATTTAAAAGCTTCTGTGCTTCTGTCTGCATTTATACCTCCTTGTCATTGTATAGATACTTCTCTACTGTCAGTTTAAAGCTTGTGAATCCATCATAAGTAGTTGTAACTAGGATTTCTGAGATATAAAAGTAGTCATCCATAGTCATTACCTTCTTAAAGTATTTAGAGCATTTCTCTGACTTAAGAAGTCTATCTACAAATGTTAGTCTTACTTTATCACCTACATTGTAGTTGTTAGGTAAGTCTTTAATATCAAACGTATATCCTACTTTTCTTCTACTGTGGATAAGCTTTCTTACTGCTTGTGTATAGAGTTGTCTACTAGCTACAAGACGGTCTTCATCAGATAGTTCCTTATTGTTGTTAGCTACAGGTTGGACATCATTTGATGTGAATGATTGTTCATATACTCTACCTGCTTCAAGAGCTAAACCTTCCTTATCCAATACAGCATAGTCACCATTGTTGTTAGCTCCAAAAGGAATTAAGTCAATGTAGTCATAACTACGCTCAGTATTTACTTCCTCACCAGTAAGGATAACAGGAAAGTCAGGATTCTGTAGATAAGGTCTATTATAGACATCTCTAAGAGTAAGAGTAGTAGTACCTGAGTCTGACTTATCTGTAAGATAGATACCATAGTTAGTAATGGTAGTAAAGTCTCTTTGAGTTACTAAATCATTACCTAACAAGTTGGTTTCATTGACCATTAACTCTTTATACTGACCAAACTTACCAATTTCAATTGTTCTTTCTTCAGTAAGTGATACTCTCCAAAAGACATCCTCAGTCTGTTTACAAACATCTGTAAGAGCTTGTAGCTTATCTTGGTTAGAGAATAGGTAAGTAATAACAATATCATCTGTACCTTCTTCAGTGAACTTATAAGTCCAATTCTCATCATTGAACATACCACTGAGTTTAGACAATTCAACATAGTTTACTGAGATACCATCATCTTTAGTTGTGTTATCTCCTTTATCTACATCCTTGTCTTCTTTTGGTTTTTCAGTAGTTACTTCAGTCTTACCTTTGTTGTAACCATCCTTTGTAGTTACTGTAGTAGTAACTGTACCATCAGGTCTAGTTGTTACTGTAGTTTGAGTATAAGCTCCTTTACCAGTAACTACTTTAGTAATATGACTGACTACTTCCCTAGTAGTACCATCTGACATCTCATAAGTAGTAGTCTTAGTTTTACTACCATCTTCATTATAGACTGTGTTAATAGTCTTATTACCAGTCTTAGTTACTTTCTTTTCTTCAGGCTCACCATCTTTTTTGTCTTCTTCTCTAGGTTTTTGGTTTGAGATAATCTCTCCACCTTCACCCATTGAAGCAGGTCTAATATACTCATCATAAGTATATATCTCACCTAGTGTAAGTTCTTTGATGGCATAGTTTGTAGGTACTCTTCTGTGTTGTAGTTCAGTAGCTACATGGACTGCTTGAATAGTAGTAACTCCTGTGACATGGTCTGAATCAATTCTTTCAGTAATACCATGAAAGATATGTCCATTATCAAAGGTTAGAACAAACTCAAACTGAGCATCAGGAATAGGACTACCCATTAACACTTCAGTAGGAAGTTGGAAACTAATACTAGGTGTATCCATAATCTTATGACTTACACTAATATTATTACCTAAGAAGACATCATTAGTAATGTAGTGTCTAGTGTCCTTAGTTGGTTTCCAATACAGAGTCAGGGACATTACCGAATACCTCCACAGCTCTAGCCATTACAGCTTCTTCAGACATGTCCTCATGTTTAGATTCTACATTAGACATGATTTCATTCATCTCTTCTTGTGAACGGATAGAGTCAGCAAAGCAAGCACTACATGGTTGTGGATAGAATCCTAAGAATCCTGCTACAACTACATTGAATAACTCTACAGAAGAGTGATAGATTTCTTCTACTTCAGCATTATTCATATCTACTTGCCAAGCTTCAAAAGCAGTAATCATTTGTACTGAAGCATGTTTTAGAGAACACCACAAGTCAGGGTTAGCATCATCTGTAGAAAGGCTCTGTAAGGCTCTCATAACGCTTCTACGCTGTTCTGTAGTTCTCTCTAGTGTTTCCTTCGCAAACTGCAGTTTCTTTGTTAGAGAGCTTCTCACAGCTTCATCTGATGTTCCTTTAACATAAAGCAAAGAATAATACTTTTCTACTGTAAGTCTGAAGTGATATTCAAGAGCTACAGTGTTGATTAAGTTGGTAAGTAGTTCTTCTGTTAGTCCTACTGATGATTGTTTGTTCATTAGATTGTCAACCTTTCATAGTCAATAAATACACAGAATGATTCTGAGGTAACACCATCAACTGAGATAATATTATATCCTCTCTTGATATGCCACCATACATTATCACACAGTGTTAAGTTCTCATTACTTACAACTTCAGCTTCTCCACATAAAGCATCTGTAGGACAGCTAAATGACTGAACTAAACCAGTGCTTGAAATTGATAGATAACCTTGGTCATAAGTACCTTTAAGTTTAACCATAGTATCATTAATCATGATTCTAGGGTCTTTGAATTTACCTTGAAGAGTAATAGTTACATCTCTAGACTCAACTACAGTGTCTGAATAGAACTTAGTAGACCAAGCCCCATCAACACAAGCATCACAATGAGATTCCCCCCAAAGTCTTTCATTACCAAACCTTTCTCTACCAAGTTCACAGTTATGGATAATACGGTAGTCACTGTTACACTTTTGATAAAAGCTTAACCACATGTCACCTTGTACTTCACAAAGTGATACTGCTTTAGACAGCTCACAGCAATCTTTAGCACAGTCTTCACAAGTACCATTAAGAGTTCTTGAAGTCTGACAGAAAGCTTGACATGTAGAGTTTTGGAAGCAACTAGCAATCATATTAACAAAGTTACAGTCAGCATAAGGGAGAAGGAAAGTAGTATATCCATCTGCCTTGTGCCATACTGCATCAGGGTTAGTAAATGATACTTGGAAGCTAAGATATCCATTGTCTCTAAAAGTCCATTCATAAGTAGGAGTATAAGAGTCTAGAATGGCATTACACCATATTAACTGTCCACCAGTATCAATAGCCCAAAGCTTACCTACTGTAAGTAAGTTATCTTTGATAAAGTCTTGGTGTGCTTGGATGTTTACCATGTCCCAATCTGTAGTTCTAATAGATAAGTCTAAGGTAATCTTATCATCTTTAAGGAGAACTTGGTCTCCTGTAATTTTCCAATAACTACCATTTCTGAACATATACTCTGTAGTTTCATACTTGGTAGTTATAGTTTCTGAAGGACTAGAATTAATAGCTTCAGTACCACTAAACACTAAGTCATTGTATTGAATAAACCTTCTTGGTCTAGCTACAAAGTCTGAAGTTGACCTAGCACCTAAACATGTTGTCATGGTCTAACTACCCCCCTAATTTCATTCAATCCATTGACGAATGAAGCTTTATTGTCTACGTTTTGAGTAATGTTGTTTGTAGTGTTATTAACTACAGAGTGGCCTGTGTGGCCTGCAAGAGCTTTGAGAGCTTGTGTAAGATTCATTTGATTTAAGTTATCAAGGAATTGCTTACCGAGTACAGATGATACAGAACGTTTAAGAACATATTCACCTGCTGTCAGCATTGCAGGAATAGTATCAGTACCTAGTGAAGCAAAGCTTCTTCTACCTACTACACCACCTGTAGAATGGTATTCAATCAATCCTCCATGCTCTGCATGTTTTGTTTTCTTAACTGTAGTTTCATTGATAGTAATATCAACTGACTTACCTCTAAGAGAATCGATAGCTGTTTGGATTCTATTGATTTTATCAATAACACCACTTACATCAAAACCATTAGCAATCTTGTTAGAGATTGAAGCACCTAAAGCTTCCCAACCAAGATTCTCAATCTGATTCTTTTGCTCATTCATCTTATCAACAATTCTACTACCTAGTCCTGATACAAAACCATTAGAGAAGTTAGTACCTGATTGTTGTCCTAGTGATGAAGCCATTGAAGCAAACTGAGCCAAAGCATTTTGTAGCTGATTGATAGTGTTTAAAATGTTTGTTAAGTTACCGACAATAGCATCATTATCATTGATACCTGATAGGCTTTCAATAGCTGTCTTAATAGCATTAATACTATTGTTGAAGTTATCTGCATTTACTTCAGGGAATTGATTAATAGCGTTAGCAATAATCAAGATATTATTGACTGCTTGTACTGCAGACATAATATTAGATGATAGCTTCTGAATGTTTTGCAAGCTTGTAGTTAAGCCTGAATCATCTGAAGAAGCAAGAGACTGAAGTACAGATTTAATCTTAGCAACTCTTGTTTCAATTCCTGAACCTTCTACATTGATTAGGTCTGGAATTGTCATGAGTGTTTCTGCCATTGTCTTAAAGCTATTAACTACAGAGGTTACTTGACCTACAGCTTCAGACACTTTAGCAAGCTTACCAATGTCTTGAATAAAGCTTCCTGTGTCACTATCAGTTAATGACTTAAGAACAGATTGAATCTTAGCTACACGGGTCTCAATACCACTACCTTCAATGTTAATCAAATCAGGAATCTGAGATAGAGAGTCAGCAATAGTCTTAAGTGAATTAATCATATTACTTGCTTCTTCTGCTAGTTTACCATAATCTGATTTACCTTTAAAGGCATCAAACATAGACATTAAACTACCACCATTTTCACCTGCTTGTGTGATAGATTGTAGTGCTTGTCTTAACTGTTCAATCTTAGCAGGAATACCACTAAGGTCTTCTATTGAGTTAATCTCATTAAGTGATGAAGCAATACTACTAAGCTTACTTGTAAACTCAGTTACACTCTTAATATTTGATGTAACATCTTTATTGAAAGGTGTATCTTTACCAAAGATATCAAGTGTAGCTAGTTCACTAATCTTAGATAGAGCATTTTTAACTGATTCAATCTTAGATGAAATGTCCAATCCATCAGGGATGTTGTTAAGACTATCAGTAATACCTTTAATCTTATCTGTAAGTTTCTTGAAGTTCTCATAACCTTTAAGTACATCATCCTTAATAGTAGGAGGTGCATCTACTTCAAATTTACTTACTGTCTTTAATGTCTTCTTAAGGTTCTCTAGCTTAGTTTCTATAGCTTCAAGACCTGCATCATCTAACTTAAGGTCACTAATCTTCTTAACAAAGTCAATTAGTTTAGTGAATGACTTAAATTTAGCATCTAGTGAAGCACCATCAAGTTTAGAGGTAAGAGCTTCTAGTCCTTTACTGATGAAGTTAATAGAATCAAGCCATGAATCATTCCCTAGCTTCTTAAGACTCTTCATTACATTAGTTAGGTTACTAATCTTTTCATCAATAGCAGATGTGTCAGAAGGTACTTCTACCTCATTAATATCCTCAATAAACTGAGTAAGTTTCTTAACTGTACTGATAAGGTTACTTGTAGCTAAACTATCAAAGAATGTACCTACAGCATTGATAGCATTAAGGATAGGATAAGAAACAGAAACTGTACCTAAAGAGAAAGTAGAAAATGCTTGATTAAGTTGTTGATGAATAAGACCAATCTTTTGCACCTTTTCAGTCAAAGAACTTATATCATCAGGAAGTTCCAAGTCATTAATGTCCTTAACAAACTTAGATACCTTATTGAATACCTTGATGTTATTACCTGTCTCGAAACCATCAAAGAATGAAGCAATGGCATTTAGTCCATGAATAAATGGATTAGAGATACCACCACTATCACCAAACTGAATATCAGCAAAAGCACTGTTAAGTGTTTTTTGGATGTTAGCAATATTCTTAAGCTTAGTCTTCAGAGCTGATAAGTCTTCAGGCATATTAAGCTGACTAAGTGTAGCTATTAAGTTGGCTACCTTAGAAACATTGTCTGTTATAGAGTTTACTTCAAAACCTTTAACAATATTACTGAAGGTATTACCAATAGATTTAATAGCATCTACAGGATTCTTAATACCTCCACCACTAACTGAACTAAGCTCATTAATAAGCTCAGTCATGTTCTTAAGCTTCTTAATAGTATCCTTAAACTTAGACTTGTCAGGTACATTCTTCATGCTTCCTTGTAGCTTTTTAAGTTGATTTGCTAAAAGGATGATACTTTCAACTTGAATAGCTTGTGCTAGATTACTAATAGTACCAAAGATAGATGGTAATAAAGCAAGAGTTGATATATTACCACTAATAGCACTTGCTGTACTCATTTCAGTAACAAGAGCTGTGAAGTTAACCATCTTCTTACCGAAAGTACCTGCATTAGGTAATTTAACTTTATTGATTCTAGCTACAGTCTTAGCTACAGATTCCATAGCTTTAGCTACAACAACCATAGTACCTGCTGTAGCAATAAGAGACAGTAACCCTGCTCCTAAAGCTAAAGCACCAAGACCTTCTGTAGCTACCATAATAGCACCTATACCAGTAGCAATAGCACCAATCAAAGTAACAAGTCCTGTCATTGCTAACATTGTTCCTGATACTTTAACTGCATCAAACTTAATATCATTAAGCTTTTCCATTGTCTTAGCCATTAAAAGCATACCTGTTACTACACCTGCCATAGCAGTAGCACCAACAGCAAGGTCTTTACCTAGTTTAAACTTATCAATAGCTTTACCTAGAAGGACAGCATAACCACCCATAGCAGTTACCATAGTAACCATAGTACCTACTTTGACTGTAGCTTCAGTAAAGTCCATGTCAGTATTACTAATATCTTTGAAAGCACTAGCGATAAGTTTAATAGAACCTGCAAAGGCTAACATCTTAGCTGAGTCACCTAGAGACTTAGTAAGACCTCCCAGAAGGTTACCAGAGCCACCAGAAGCCCCTCCTGAGCCACTGTTACTTCCTCCCCTACTGAAAGGGTTCTTAAAGTTCTTTAACAGCCCTAGAGTGCTTGATAATGCCCTTACAGAACGAGCCATCTTAGATACTACTAACCAACCTGCAGAAGCAGTAATAATACCACCAAGAATCTTACCAGTATTCTTACCATGATTATTAATCTTAGCAAAGCCTTTAGCTAGTAATTCAATTCCCTTACCAATAGGAGCTAGGTAAGTTACAAAGTCCTTAAGACCTTGTTTAAAGTCAAACTCTCCAAACATGTCTTTAAAGAGTGACATTGCTTTACCAACACCTTTACTTACAAAGCTTTGAATAACATCACCATTCTGTGATACTGTATTCATCAACTTAACAAGTCCATCAATGGCAGGTGTTAATGCTCCAGGTTCAAAAGGAGTACCTACAAGACCTACAGTAAGGGATTCTCTCATGTTCTCCCAAGCTGATTTAAGGGTCTTGGTGTTTGTTGCAGCCTTTAACAAGGCAGGGTCTTGACCTACTTCATTCAATACTTTGATGAAGTCTCTACCTAGTACCTTACCTTCTTTCATGGCATCAGCTAGGTTATCAAAACCATACTCATCTTTAAACTTCTGAACAACTTTCTGTGTAGCTGTACCACCGATAGCATCCCTAATTGGATTCCAGTCTCTCGCTAAGACTTTACCATCTAAGGACATCTGTTTAATCTGTGTAGATACACGTTTAAGGGCATTAGAAGGGCTACTAGCAAGGGCTGAGATATTGGCAAGGTTTTTGGTTAGGTTATCAAAACCACCAAACTCTTGGTCAAATCCTGCCCCTTTTAAAGCACCTGCCAAGTTAGTAAGTTCAGCTACATTGTACTTAGTTTGAGCACCGTATTTAGATAAGTTTTTAAGTGTTGAGTTGATTTCTTTGTCACTAAGAGGGTTGTCTAGTGACCTCATGTTGTTTACAAATTCATTCTGAGCATCATAAAGCTCACCTGCATCTTTAGCAAAGCTCTTACCAATGTTTAAAGCACCTCTAGCTGATAGAGCTAGTACCTTTTTTGAAATACTATCTAAGGCATTAGAGATAGCTGTAAGACCTGATGTATCACCTTGAATCCTAACAGTTCTATTCTTATTGACCTTTTCATCAATAGCATCTAAGTCTGATTTAGCTTTATTTAGATGTGATAAGTCAGCATTTACTTTAAAGGTTTTACCCTTAAGACTATTTAAGTCTGATGATACTTTAGTGATGCTTCTAGTGTCTGCATCTACCTTAACACTTACTGTCTTATTCTTAAGACTGAGCAAGTCCTTCTGTACCTTAAGTACCTTATTACCATTACTGTCAACATCAACCCTAACTCTTTTATTTTTAAGTTTGTTCACAGTATTGAATAAGGCAGTAACATCTTTACTGTTTGTTACTGCCTTAACATTTATAGTAGTAGTACCTTTAGAATACTTATCTAACTTGCTCAGAAGGTCAGTAAGGCTCTTATCTACCTGTGAGGTAACTTGTACCCTTAATTGCCTTTGAGCCATACTCTACCTCTTTCTTAAGCTTCTACATAACGGTCATAGAATTTACCATTTCTACGAACAAAGGTAACTTCCAATGACAAGTTTACTTCATCTGAGTTGTTGAACTCTTCTGAGTGTGAAGTGATGATACCATAGAATCTGAGGTATTCACGTCTACCATTAGTAGCTACACGAGGTACTGTGAACTCAGCTTCAAATGAATCAAGTCTATCTTCATTTGCTTCAAAGTGTTCTACTTCTTTTTCAGCATCATAAGTAACCAATACTTCACGGTTGATGTATTTCTTATTAACATACACAGTACCGAAGTCTTGTGCTGTAACATTTGAAATAGCTACAAACTCATTAGTATCTACAGGGGTTACTGTAGGTACTGCCAATGGTTCAAGATAGATACCATTACAGTTTTCACCAAGAGAAATAATTACTGAGTTACATGTTGGATACAAGTCAGCTAGTTCAATGTAACCATACTCAGTACCATTGATTGTTTTACCTTTAACAGTAAACACTCTTGTAGTTGGAATACCTGCTACAATAATACCTTCTCTTGATTCCAATGGATTCAACCAGAAGTCATTCAAGGAACGTGTAGCACCTGAGATTGTAGTTGTAACTTCTGTAGCTGATGGGTCATAACCTGAACCAAAACATCTAGCATCTGAAGCACCTAGTGATACATCATGAGTGAATGATTCCAAACATGAGATAAGCACGTTATCAGACTTGTGAAGCTCATTTTTACAAGCAATAGTCTTGATAGAAGAGATACCGAATGGTTCTTTTACAAGAGCATCATTCTTATCTTTGTGCTTAATAGTGTACTCTACATGGATACCATCTTCTGAAGGAATCCAACCAGTACCTGTTTGAGATTTAATTGACAATGGGTTAGCAAAGTCAAACTGTGCTACTTGGAACACATCTGTAGCTAGACCTGCTCCTGTAAGTTCTACAGCGTATGTGTAAGAGTTTTTACCTTCTACATCATGCAAGTCTGAAACTTTAGCTTCAACTGTAACTGTGTCTGAACCAAGGAAAGTAACATACAAGTAATGGAATCCAAAACCTGCTTTAGTGTAATCACCACGGATGTCATAGGTAACTGTAGCTTCACCATCAACTGGTTTGACATAAAGTGTACCTGTCATGTGACAAGCCTTTTCATTACATCTAATCATGTCTTCAGGTGTAGTCAAGGCATCAAATGATTGGAACTCACCCTTAGTAATTTCACGATAGTTTTTAGTTGAAAGCTCAGTGTAGTAGTTAATCTTTTCAGATACCCTAACACCAATGATTTCATTTTTGTTTTGCTTAGCATAACCATACATAGGATGAGTAAGCTTTGGCATACAACCTTTTGTCATTACTTATCTCCTTTCTTTTCTTTTTTGTCTTCTTTAGCTTCTACTTTAGCTACAGATTGTAGCTTAGCTTCTGCTACTACTTGTCTAATTCCTGCAAGTTGTCTTTGGTCATACATAGTACCATTCTCACCTGCAAGCTTTTGTCTAGACTCATAAAATGCGTCTAGGTCTAGTGGTTGTTCTTTAATCATCCACATTCTCCTACGGTAATTTTAAATTGTTTAGAGATAGTGTTTATCTCATCATCTACTTGCTCAAATGTAACTGGTAAGTCACTAATGCTGACTACGTTACATATCTTGTCTTCAAAGTTAGGTAATTTTTGTAAGTCTTGGAATATGTCTCGGTAAACTACTTCATTCTCAATATAAGACCTAGAGAACATCATAGCTTTCAATCTTCTGTCTACTTTATCTTCTAAGTCTAAGTTACCTTCAGGTGTATTCTCTAAGATTAATTCTTGGTCTGCAGAGATTGTAGTCCAATGGAACTTAAAAGTAATTAAATACTCACAATAACATTGAGAAGAGTAACCTACGTTTGATACATCTACTGTTAATAGTGGAAGGTGAGCATTGAAATTTGACTTATAGAACTGAACTGTAGAAAAATGTCGATTAAGCTCATGCATAAAATTATCATAGCGAATGGTTGTGTCTCTAGACATTTTATCTACAGGTTCTAGAATAAGGTCTAGAATATCTACACCATATTCAATAAGCCATCTTTTAATGTTAGTGAAAATCTTCCTTTTCATCCTGCTCCTACCTCGTTAATTGCTTTATCCAAGAAAGGGTTAGCAGGAGTCTTATAAGTACCGTCATGATGATACCTTGCATAGTTCCTACCTCTGGGGTTTCTAGGGTCTGTTATAAGCAAGTCTTCATCAATACCTACATAGAAGTCCTCTCCACTCTCTTCTACTGTTACAGAGTCTCTTAAAGCCCCTGTGTCAACATGTATATTGTTTTCTACTGCTACTTTTAATTCCTGAACTACAGTGTGCATTTCTTCTTCAATCCAAGCATCTATCTCAGCATCACCTGTTCTTCTTCTCCTAACCACAATTATCTTCCTGTATGACTTTCATCTGCAGTAAGAGCATCCCTAACTCTTAGTTTATACTCTTCTCTTGTTGTAAGTCTTTGACCACGGATGATTAGATAATAACAATTAGGCATGACCTCATTATGTGATACTGCTAGAATCTTCCACCAATAACCTAAGTCAGGTTCATAGATGTAGTCTCCTAGGACAATATCAAAGTTTCTTTGTTGGTCTTGTCTCCAAACCTCAATATAGAATAGCTTATGGTGAAGCTCTTGCTCAGTCTCATAAGTATCTTTATTAAAGTTTCTGTAGGCATTGTAGAATTGTACTACTTCTACACAAGTGAACTGGTTTGTTTGTTCCCAAACGGTTGAATCAATTTGCCTACCATTGTCATCATATTGTGGGTTAGTAGTTCCATGTCTGAAGATATATACATCTTTAGACATCAGATAACCTCTTCAAATGCTTGTAGTTTGTTACCGTTGACATAACTGTACTTATTCAATAGTGCCTTACCTAACTCATCTGGCACATCATACTCTCTACCTAGATAGAAGTTAAACTCTCTATCGTGATAGAAGTACCTATAAGGCTCTAGAAGAGCCATTTCAGTCCTACCTATAGAAGATTGACCACAAGCACTGCAACCACCTCTTCTAACTCTTCCTGTAGGGCTATTAACACCTCTATATCTAACTCTCATTACTTACTCTTTCCTACTGTAATTTGCTTTTCAGTTCTTAGATTATAGCTTCTGCCACAAAGAGAATATCTACCAAGGCTATCTTTGTAGAAGTTATTAACTAATTGAGAGAAGAAGTATTCTTGTGAATCCTTATTAATCTCCCAAACATACTTAATAGTATCTACATCCTTTTGTACTAAAGAAGCCCCTGCTGATAGTCTATTAACATTAGCACAGTCACCAACACTCATACAGTTATTAGCAATAGCAGTATATCCTGTAAGGTAATGACAAATCAAATCATCCCACTCAGGACTGTCTAAGTCATAGCCTGCTATATACCTCATAACTAACACATTGTGAGAACAATTCTTATCACAAGAGTTGTCCTCAGTGTTCATGAGTTCATCTAGTCTGATAAAGAACTTATCAGCAATATCATCATAAGTAAACAAGCTTTTATCTAGAGGAACAATATTGACACCTCTAGAGCTGTACTGCCTTAATTCCACAGTTACAGTATCTTGATTAATAGCTTTCCAATAAGGATGTACTTGAATACATGTGTAGCTACAGAGTTCTCTGTTCAAGTCTATTGTGTGGATTCTACAGCACTGCTCAATAGTTCCTCCTGCAACATCCCAACAAGTAATGTTACTAAGAAACCTAACAAAGTTACCCCAGATAGTGTTGAACTCTTCCTGAGTAACTTGACTCATACAAGAACACTTGCTCTTAATGGAATCTAGTAACATATATCACCTCTTAGGCTTTAGGAACATGCACCATTGGGAATGGAACTTCACCGTCCAATGCACCCATGATACGAGTGTATACACCTGCAGAACAGTTAGCTGACAATGGCATACCTGTGAGCAAGATGTTACGAGCATAGTTAGCTGAGTGAGCTACCCCTGCATTTTCATAGATGTCACAAGCTACAAAGTTACAGTCTGAATCAGGTTCAAGAGTTGTACCTTGACGGATTTTATCTGCAGGAATAAGCAAGTCTTTGTAAACCATTGATACTTTAGTTACTGACAAGTCAATAATGTAAGCTTCAAATGTGTTGTTTACTTCCAAGTCTTTAGGTACATAGATGTCTTTTACAATAGGAATACCTTTGAATTTAAGAGTCACTGGTGTACCATGGAAGCTACCAAAGTTACCACGTTCCCAACCTGCAGGGAGTTTGCCATTTTTACCTTCAACAACTACATCTGAGATAGCTGTGTGTCCTACTGGATGGACAAAGATAGCATAGTTAGTTGAAGTACCTTGGTTAAGTACATCAAGGATACATCCTGCTTGTGCAAATGCTCCAAGGATATCACCTGATTGAATAGGTGTTACTGCAGGGTGTGACATTACTTCTGCAATACCGTGGAATGGTCTCAAACCTTTACCTTGGTAGTTTACCAAACCTTGTGCAATTACACGCTGTGTACGGAAAGCAAATGAGAACCATGCAATGTATTGCAATGAAGCTTCATAAGTCATTCCTGCTCTTTGGAAGTAGTTAAGCAAGTCATTAGACTTGTACTTAAGAGCTGAGTTCATCATCTTGTCAAGTGTTGTTTCACAATCTTTCAAGCAAAGTGAGAAGATTTTAGCTGAGTCAGCACAAGCTTGAATTTCAAATGGTGTGAAACAGCATCCTTGACCATCATCAGGGTCTGTAGTTCCCCAAGTGTAAGTCTCAGTAACCCACTTACCTTTGTTGTTTTTAACAAATGTAGCAATAGATGATTCTGCAATAGATTCAAGCATTGAAGCTACCATTGGAGATGTGATATTGAAATCACCCAATGAAGGCAAAGCTTTTGAGTAGTCTTTAGCAATACCAAAAGGTAGCTTATGACCTTCTCCTGCATTCTCCATATTCTTCTGAATAGCTGTAGCTAGTTCTCCTACAACTTCTTCAGTATAAATGTCATTTGTAACATTACTCATTAAATTTGTCCTCCTGAGCGAATACCAGTATATCCTTTAGGCATCATGTTTTTAGGTTCTGCCTTTTGAGTAACTGATACTACGTTCGCTTCTTCACTGTTAAGCAATTTGTTAAGTTCATCAACTACTGACTGTGATTTAGAACTTTTAGCTACAAGAGCTTTTTTATCTGTTTCCAAAGCTTCTACTTTAGCTTTGAGTTCTTCATTCTCAGCTCTAAGTTTTTGAATTTCAGTAAGAGCTTGTGTAAGCAATTCTGTAGTTTGGTCTTCAACTTCTTTAGTTTCTTCATCAACTACTTCTTCTTCTTCTTTCTCTTTCACAACCTCTTCAGAAGTGTCTGGTTGCTCTTCTGAGCCTTCTTTTACTTCCTCTGGTGTTTCTGTACCTTCTACCTCTTCATCAGCCTTAGATGGCTCTTCAGGGGCTTCTACGACCTCTTCTACAGTTTCTACAGATTCATCATCTACAGAATTGTTTGCTAGAAGAGATTTTACTTTCTCAAAGAATGTCTTATCCATAGGAGTGCCTTTCATTTCATTTAGTAATTGTAAAGTCTCTAGCTGTTTCCCTGTAGTAGATACCATAGCTACAAGGTCTTCTACACCTTCTACAGATTCCTCTGTATCATTGTAGATATTGTCCACAAAACCAAGTTCTAAAGCTTGGTCTGAAGTAAGCCATGTCTCTTTGAACATCATATCAAGGATTTCATCTTCACTGAGACCAGTCTTTTTCATATACACTTTAGCAATAGACTTTTCAGTAGAGTCAAGCATATTTATTGAGCGTTCTAGGCTCAACTTGTCTACTGTTTCTTCATTCCTAAAGTGTGGTTGGTGAATCATAATCTGTGCTTGGTGTGAAATATTAACTTCATCTGCTCCAAGCATAAATACTGAAGCAATAGAAGCTGATAGACTTGTAATATTAACTACAACTCTGCCACTGTAGCTTGATAGCATAGTGTAAATTTCACTGCCTGCATTAACTGAACCACCACCTGAGTTAAGGTTAAAGGTTACTTCTTCACCACCTGCTTCAGAAAGGATTCTCTCAATATTCTTAGCTGAGATATAGTCCTGTCCCAAAGCTTCCATGAACAAAGCACCTTCAGAATCAACTACAGTACCTGCTAGTCTATATGTCCTCATATTAAACCTCCTTAAAGTCAAATAGGTGTACTTCAAGTTTAATTACTCTCCCACCACAGGCTTGACAAGGAACTGGACTATAAGGAACACCAATACTATCTAACCAAGCACGGTTACTAGCACTATCAGGGAATCTCTGAGTAAGTCCTTTAATTGACTTGATAAGAGCTACATCTTCAGTCTCATAAGTTGAACCATACTCAAACCTAACATTTTTTAGCTTAACAATATTACCGTCTAAATAATTTACTCTGAAAGTCTTACCATCAGGAAACAGTTTTGACAGTGTATATTTAAGCTTCATCCTTCTTAGTTCCCTTTACCTTTTTACTTCCAATTTCTTCAGGTGTAACTACTTCAGTAAGAGCAGAGTCTAAACCAAGTTGTCTTTCTCTACGTTCCTGTAGAGCAAGTTGGTATTCATCTGTAATTTGAGGCAGTTCTACACTAACTTCTTTTTTCTTAACCATAAGTGTACCTCTTATAGAATTTCACCTTCTGGTTGTGGTGTGATATGTTCGCGATGAATAACAACTTCCTCATCACCAATGTTACAAGGTTTACACCATTTGCAAGGCATTTCTTCTTTTTCTTCAACTTCGTTTGGAAGTCGTTTCCAAGTATCACCACAACACATGAAGATTCCTTGGACTTGCTTAGTTGTAGGGTCAGTGTAGTTAATAGCTACAGAACCTTGACCATCCCAAGCTGTCAAACGTTGTAGAGCAGTCTGAGCTTCAGTACCCTTAAGAGTAATTTTTTCTCCATTGTGAGTAAGCTCTACTTTAGCTGTGATTACTTTCATCACATACCTCCGATTATTTTAATTACTGGTTAAAATAGCTCACTTAAACTAATACCAGTAGATGTACCTGTGTTTTTATAGTGAGTAATCACTTCATACATCTGTTTTGCATCATCATTAGTAAGTTGGTCTTTAAAGTCATTGATGAAGTCTTGTTCTGATACATTCTCTACTTTAAGTACAGCATACTTATCAGATTTACCTTCTTTAACTTTACCAATTACATAGGACAGAACAGATGGAGTATAAATACTACCTTGTGACTGCTCAGTGCAAGCTCTATAGTCAATAACAATAGAGATTGTCTTTTCTTCTTTATTCACTTTGATACGGTTGATAAAGGCGATTGATTCATTAACTACAAGTCTTTCTCTTGGAGTTGAAGTCAAATACCCTTGGCTGTCAGTTTGTGGAACTCGTACAGCATTACCTGAAGGTTCAAGTCCATTTCTTCTTACTTGTTCATCAAGCTTATTAAGTTCCACATAGTTTTCCATTGTGTATACTTTAGCATCATCAATTTTACCAAGTGATTTTACTTCACTATACTTACCATCAAAAAACTCTTTCAAACTACCAGACATTGTTTAATTCCTTTCATACATTGACATTAATGCTTCCTGTTCAGGAGCAAATTTACTTTCTTTTTCTTCAGCAACCATGTTAGCTACCATATCTGCTGTGATATTGTAGATATAGTTATTCTCATAATGAATTATCTTAGGTTTATTATCCTTCATGCTATCTTGCTGATAACCAAACTCTGTAACACCTTCATTGTGGATACATACGAAAGATACTATTACCATTGGTAGAGACCAATTCTCATATATATCTTTAGGAGATGTACCAAAGTGTTTACCAATTCTAAGACAGTAGGCAAAGTAATCATCTATAGGAGTGTCATAGTATTTACTTTCAACTTCTTTTGTTACTTTACCATTAACATCATCATATACTAACTTTTGTACTCTACTTAGAGTCTCATTGAAAAAACCCTGAGTTTTTATCAATAAGTTGACTAGATAGAACTACAAGCGATTCATCACTTAGATATTCCATGTCATAGTCACTGATACCAAGACCATACTGTACTAATGTTTCCATAGCATCTACTACTTCATCACTAAGCTTAGAATAAACTTCAGTAACTTCTGATAGAGACATAATTTCTTGCTCACCAGTAGTTGTATTTACTTTTGAGAAGTAAAGAATAAGTGTAGTTACAGCATGTCTAACTCTACGAGCCTTACGAGGTGTAATAGATACACCCTTAAACACTCTAATAACCTCTCTACCTTCACTTGTATCAGTGTAGTCACCTTGGACAGCAAAGTTCTTAGGATAAATGAACTTAGCTTCATAAGTAGACTCAGCATCAATGTTATTAACATCACCTACAACTACAGGAGCTCCATTACTTCCTGTAGCCATGAATGGTTGGTCTTTTGTTTGTGCTTGCTCAATAGCTTCAATCATTCCACGTTGAGCATTAGTGTCAAAATTGGTTGGTGTCATAATTCCCCCTCTAATAAGTGTTTATTAAGATAAGCTTTAGCTTCTTCTTCATAACCTGCTTCATGAATACGTTCAAAGGTCTGAGACATGAAATTATCTTTTTCATAGTCATAATAATCTTTAGTTTCTTGGTTTTTGAATCTAAAGGTGTAACCTTCATAACCCATGAGCCTAATTACTTCAGTAAGCTTAACTGCAATCTTATCTCTCCAAGGAATAACCTTGTGAATGATGAAAGTCTTAATGACTTCATCCTTACCAATGTTACCAGTACCTGCATCTAAGTCAAATACCTGTGGTGATACACCATAAATTTGACATGAGAAGCGTGTAGCATGGATTGATAAGAGATTTAGGTAATCACTAGGTTTAGAATCCCTAGTCAACTGTTCCATATCACTGAAAATGTCAGAATAAATGATAGAGTCATTATACTCTACATTGGCTAGCATGTCTGCTAGTGCTTTTACGTTGTCTTTTCTGACATCTTCGTTGAATACAGCGTTAGAGTTACTTGTATCAAAGATTTTAGCTGAAGTTGATGGGTTTCCTTCATTCTTCATCTTAGCAAGCATTGATTCATTGTGTTTAAATGCCAATGTACCAACACCATTACGTTGAAAATCATGAATAAAGTAATCTAGGAGCTGAAGAATAAGATGAGTACGCTTTTTATCATTCTCAAATGGACTAACACCAATGAATGAACCATCCATAGTGATATTTGTGAAGTCTTCTGAGGTTAAAGCTACAGAATCCTTGTCATTTGAGACAATATTACCTTCATCATCAATATAGAATCTATCATCTACCACTTCTTCAGAAGCTCGAATCCAAGTATGCTTACGATTCAAGCAATGAAACCTTCTCAAAATGTAGATGAAAGGCATGTAAACAAGTGGAATTTCTTCGGATTCTCTAAAAATGATGTCATAAGAGTTCTTAGGAACAATCATAATACTATCTTTATGACCATTGTGAGTTTGTTTTGCAGGAATCTTTCTTACACCTACAGCACCTTGCTCAAATAACTCTCTTGTGAGCTGTTTAAACATGTCCATAACTGTAATTCCTTGGATATTTTGTGAATCTAGCATATCTCTGAGAGTTTCACCCTCTATAGAGCTATCTTCATCCTTAACAAGCTCCATATCACCTGCAAAGATGTAGTCAACAATACCTTCAAGAATAGTGTTAATACCTGGCATATTTGTTACTAGGTACTGAACTTGTTCATAGGTAAGTGTATCATCCATCTCATTTAGCTGTGAAGGAATCCCTATATTGTCTTTAATAAGGAGTTCATAGCCAGTTTTTCTATCAATTTCCACTAATTACCTCCTTCTACACCAAGTATATATAGTTCTAAAGCATGAACAGCTAGAATAACAGCATCTAGGTCGTCAGGAGACCTCTTCAGTACTTGTCTAATGACATCTTTACCGATTAGGGTAACTTTATCAAGCTCTTTATTTTTGAGCTGTATAGCTCTCATTTGAGTCAATAGAGTTTCCTTAATTTCAGAAGCAAACACAACTTTATTCTCTTGCATAAGCTGTCTTAGGACTAAGTGCATCTCTGCTCTTCTATTTCTAGCCATTAAAGCAGTATCTACATGACTTGCTACCTTCTCAGGTGTAGGTCTTCCACCAAAATCAATAGGATATATGGTAACCCTATCAAATGTAGGTCTATTCATCATCTCTACAATCAAGTGAGAACCTTGACCTGTATCAATAGCAAGTGATACTACATTGTACTTCATAACTACTTGCTCTATACCGTCTACAATTTCTCTTGTAGACCTTGCATCAGACCATTCATCAGGTCTTAAGTTGATGGTATCTGTTACCCTTACAAGGGCATCCTTATCAGTGTCATACATAGATAAAGCAAGTGTAATACCATCTGAACCTTTATAGGCTGAGTCAATTCCTAGAGCTGATATAGTGCGTGGTGAGATACTACTAATATCATGTCTAGGAGCTACAATCATTGGAGCATTGAAGAACTCTGAGCTATTTTCATCATACTCACAAAGCAAGTTGATTCTTATAGACTCTTCAGTTCTAGCAAAGTCAGAAGCTAACACCTCTTCAGGAGTCATTTTAATTGAGTCTGATTCCATTGAAGTAACTATGTTACCCCATATAACAAACTCATCATCCTTCAGATTAGGGTTAGTAACAGATTCATGGAAGTGATTTAAGAAACGAGGGTTACTAATACCAAAAAGGATAAGTGATTCTCCATCATCTCTTTCAAACTCACGTCTACCAAGCTCTGTCAAGGCACGTTCTGAGATAAAGTCCATTTCATCAATAAGAACATGAGAACCTTCACCAATGTTTTCATCTGAGTCCATACTAGAGAAGGTATCACCTGTAGATTTAGTATCAATCTTGTTACCATTCTTAAAGACAATCCTAGACTTACTATAAGCTGTCTCAGACCGTCCTAGGAGCTTGTCAGCCTTGCTTATGGAAGCCTTGGACTCTTCTACCAACATGTTCTTCATGTCGATACTAGCCCCTCTTAGATGCCTTCTAGCGTGTTCCATAACCTTAGCTGTTCTTGATGATTTAGATGCAACTACAGATACACTGTAGCTGTGCATTGCTAAATAGTTAGCTAAAGCTCCCATGATAAATGATTTACCAAACCTTGGAGGTTCAATCATGTAACCAGTATGATAGTCACCAGATATTAAAGCTCCAATAGCTAAAGCTTGGTCAAAGTTGAGTTCTATATTCATTTCAGCTAAGAACTCTGTATAACCTAGTTTAGCATAATGTAATCTTTTCTCAATAGGTATTGAGTTTCTGATGTAAGAGTCAGGATGTGGTATATACCCCTTTAACCAAGGTAATAACTCACTTTTAGGATGGACTTCACCAAGTTTTAGTACAAGTCTATCCCTCAGTTTCCCCATCTGTACCCTCTTCTAGTCTTAATACCTCATCATGTTCTAGTTCTTTCTGTTCTTCTTTGGAATCTTTACCATAATCTTTCCAAATATTACCTAGTTCATCAAACTTATCTAGGATAAGCTCCCTTGTAGCTGATGCAGTATTATCACTATCATCAGAAACTAGAGCCATAGATACTTCCCTAGATACTGCTTTACCTTCAACCCTATCAGCCCATTCTTTACGTTCATCTGAACTAATCATAGATAGTTTAGTTTGAACTAAAGCATTAACCCTTGTAGCTGTAGGTACTGGAATATTTTCTACAAATTCTACATCTAGTTTTTTGACTTTACTAACTACAAGAGGTGCAATACCCCAAAACATCTCTACTACCTCTAACTGGTCTAAAGACATTTCAGATAAAGCTCTCATTTCAGTAGAATAGGCTCTATTTTTCTTTTTTGATTTTGGTAGGTCTGAGTGTCCATACCAATATTTAGGAAAGGGAATACCTCTACTAAGAAAGTAGTCTCTATCCTTACCTTCAATAGCTAATTTAATTTCATCTTTCATAAGTAAACCCCTTTTTACTTGGAATACAATAGTTCCACCAGGAATCGAACCTGGAGTAGAGGTTTAGAAGACCTCTGTGTTATCCGTTACACCATAGAACCTAAAATAAAAACCATACTCCTTCCCAGGAGTATGGAATCTAGAAAGGAATTACAACGTAAAAATCAACCAATACCAAGTAACTAATAATAGTGAATTGACCCCTAAACCATTATTAGCTACTTGCTATTGGTTGGTTATATAATTACTGTAGCTTACCTTTTCAGCCCCTAGACGGATTTGAACCGACGATAGAGCTTTTGCAGAGCCATGCCTTACCACTTGGCTATAGGGGCATCAAGTAACTTATAAAAGTTACTCTAGGAATAGGAAAAGTTATGAATCCTTTAGGACATACAGTAATTATATATTATATTATTATAATTGTCAATAGTTATTTAGTAATTCTTAGTGATTGAGAGCTACAGACGTGCTTGCATGTCTGTACTCGAAGAACTTAGAATTACTTATTGATAAACTACAGAGTTTATTTAATAAGCTACAGTAATTATTATTAATTAACTAATCGCAAGGCTTTGCTGTGGGGCAAGCCTTGCTAAGTAACTGAGTTGGTTTGAAGACTTGCAAAACCAACGAACGTTACGGTTAATGATACTGTTAATGAAACTGACTTATGCTTACAAGGAAACCCCCCCCCCAAGGCAATTATGTAATTACTTCGTGTGAGAATAGGATTTACAGACTCCTTCAAGCATGATATCTGTAAATTTACAAACCTACTTCTGAGAACAATCGACGTAGCTGATTAATTAGGACTGGTCAATTTCCTAAAACACAATTAATAGTTGTGTTCAGTTGGAGATATTGTTCATACTAAGTAATAAATACTTAGCCTACTCACACTGCAGTCATTCATGACGTAGCATTTCAACATCTGTCAGACCCACTAGGTGGGAGTGCTTTTGACACACCTTAGAGATGTCTTTATCAGGTCAATTCCCTTAACTAGATGCCTCTAGTCGCTGGAAGAAGCTCTTTAGATATTCACTATCATGTTAACCCTTTGTAGCTATTACTACTTAGGCATCATAGCTTATTCTCTATTGAGGTAATTCCTCCGTAGTTACAGTATCTCTTAAACTGAGCAGTAACAAACCTCAGTCACCGTTTTTTCCAAGCTTACTTGAGGGTAAAACGTTTAGTGCTTTATAAAAACCCCTGAACCTGTAGTGCAATTTATATTTAATTGTAATTACAATTATAACACATAAATTTATAAAAGCAATAGAAAACACAAAAAAGCCACAAGGTGAAAACTTGGGCTTCTTCTGTACAACTAAATAGATTTAACTACAAATATAGTATAACCTATAATTCTAAATAAGTCAACATAAAATTACAAAAAAAGTACAGTGTTGGATGTCTGTACTTTTTAACATGAATAATAAGGAGTCTTTATTATCAAGAATAGATATTAAAGTTGATATAAAATGTCAGTGTTGATGCTTACAAATCATCACTTCTATTTTATATTTGAACTATTTCTAGCTCATGACTATATAATACACCAAAAAAGAACCTAAGTCAATACCTAGATTCTTTTAAGGGATAAATAATAAAACAGAAAGGTAATTCAAATGGCTTTTTAACTACCGTGAATTAATTATACCATAAGAAAAAGAGATGTCAATGGCACTAACATCTCTCTCATCCATTTATATAGAGTAAACCTTATGAACACTCAACAGCATTGTTCACATCTATTAGTATAGACCAATTAAACTACAGAGTCAACAATTATCTATGGATATTTAACCTTTTTAGCCTCACTAAGCTGTTCCTTACACAGTAAGTATAAATTAGTGATGTCATAACCCATACATCCATGTTTATTATACCAGTCCCACTTAACCTGTAGCTGTGTATAACGCTCTGATTTCTCTTCTCTTAAGTCTTCTAGCATCAGTGGTATATATCTACCCATAACCAATACATCGTCCTTAGAAAGCTTATTAGACACCTTATATGACCTCCTATCTAGTAAATGTTCCATCCTTCATAGTAAACTTCCTTTGCACATCTACAGGAAGTAAACTTAATACCTCTTTCTTCATAGCATTAATCTCCCTGTAGCTAAGCCTATCATGTTCATCCCATCTCTTCTTAACTACAGAACGGTATTTATTATACTCATCTATAAGACCATAAGCCTTTAAATAGTCAATCATAATAGCTAAAGTACCTAAATACTTACCCCAACCTAAGTGATGTCCTTTAGTAGATACACCATTAAACTTACTTTGTTGTGTAAAGAAGTGTCTCCATTCTTTTTCAACTCTATCCATTAGTCAGCACCTCTCAAAG